TGCAAAATCAACAGCTGATATTTGATTTGATATCGTATATAATTCCATTGCTTTATTAGGTGCTGGTGTTCCTGATAAGAAAATCTTACTAATTTTTTCGTTTCTAAATATATTTTTATTAAATGTTGATTTGAAATTCTTATAAGTATTGGCTTTAGTATTTTTTAATTTACTACTCTCATCACAAATAACACAATCAATTACATTAATACCTAATTTTTTCCATTTAGTAATAAATTTCTCTTTTTTTGAGGGATTAAAAAAATCATAATTTACAATAATATACTTTGCTTCTTCGATTCCACAAGTATTATTCTTCCAATTAACGATATGTGCAGTACTGTTGGTGAACTTTAAAACCTCATAATAAAAATTAAATTTAAGTGAATTGGGTGTAATAACAATAACTTTATTAAATTTATTCATTTCAACATAAAGAATACTTGACCCCGTTTTACCAAGTCCCATTTCGTGGGAAATTAGTGTGTTACGAGTGGCATTCATAAAAAGTGCTGCTGTAATTTGATGAGGATACAGTTTAATTTCAGGTTTTATTAAAGCATGCATGTTTTCACTATAATCAACATATGTTGTTTCTAGTTCTTCTTTATATTTAACCCATTCTTCTTTTTTTATATTTAATTCTGCAACAAATTTTCGTTTTTCTTCTTCCTTAATTTCAAGTTTTTTTATTTGTTCAATAAAAATTTTACGACTGTCTTCATTACCAAAATCAAAATGAATTTTTGTTGACCCTTTATACCTTTTAATTAAATAAAACAATGATAATGTACTGACTTCCCAACACATCATACCAGCATTCCACTTACGACTTTCTTCTGGAAGGTTTTTTATTTTACCAACCAAACCTTCGTTATATTGAAATCTAAGATAATACGCTTGTCTTCTTTGGATTCTCTCACAATGTACTATAAAAAGTAAATCATCCATTCACATAATTTTTTTATATTATGCAAAGATAATTAAAAATTTGTAATTGTCAATTAAATTACTGTAGTTTTCTAAACAATAAATGCTATTCCAATTAAATAATTTAAATATTTTCCACAACAATAATCATCAAAAAAATTAATTCAAAGTATTTATATAAAAATTAATATTATGAACTCAGGAATATATGTAATCGAAAACAGTATTAATAATAAAAAATATATTGGTAGTGCGATAAACATTAAAAAAAGATGGAATAAACATATTTATGCTTTAAATAAAAATTCTCATGATAACTCATATTTACAAAATGCTTGGTGTAAATATGGGAAGATTAATTTCACATTTAATATTCTTGAAGAAGTTGAGCCAGATAAATTAATTGAAAGAGAGCAATATTATATTAATTTATATGATGTTTGTAAAAGAAATGTTGGTTATAATTTAGCACCAACTGCTGGCAGTGTATTAGGATATCGACACACCAAAGAAACTAAACTAAAAATGAGTATTAAAGGAAAAGGTAGAAAACATACCGAAGAAAGTAAGAAAAAAATGAGTGAAAGTCAAAAGGGTAGAAAACATACCGAAGAAAGTAAGAAAAAAATGAGTGCTTGGCAAATAGGAAGAAAATATTCAGAAAAAGCCAAATTAAATATGAGAAAATCTCATAAACCAATGTCTGAAGAAACAAGAAAAAAATTGAATAAATATCGAAAAGGTTTAATTATTTCAGAAAAAACAAGAAAAAAAATGAGTGAAAGTCAAAAGGGTAGAAAACATACTGAAGAAACTAAAGAAAAAATGAGAAAACCACATGGACCAATGTCTGAAACAACCAAAAAAAAAATAAGTGATTGGAGAAAGGGATTAATTCCATCTGAAAAAACAGGTAAAATGATAACAAAAAAAATAAAAAATACTTTATTATCTAAAGAAAATAAAATAAAAATAAAGAAAATAAATATTGGAAATAAATATCGTTTGGGTTATAAAACAACTGAAAAAACTAAAGAAAAATTAAGGAATCGAATTGTTTCTGAGGAAACAAGAAAAAAATTATCATTATCTTGTAAAGGAAAAAATAATGGAGAAAAAAATGGTATGTCAATTACTAATAAAAATGAAGTTATTGCTATACGAAATGACTATGATAATGGTATGACGTTATCACAATTACAAACAAAATATAATAAAAACTATATGTTTATATATAAAATTGTTAAAAGATTAAGCTGGGCGTGGTTAAATGACAGTAGTTTTAGTTAAAGAATCTGAAATAATTATATTAATATTATCCTTGACAGGTAACCCAATTTTTCCACAATTCTCCCCAAGAAAATCAAGAGTAAAACTTGCTTCATACCTCCCAGCTTTTGCTGTTTGTAATAATTTAAATCTATAAGTTAATGTATATTCTACCTCATCAGGATATTCGGGTCTATTATTATTAACAACAAGATTTGCAGCAGCATTGGCAACACGATATATACCAGTATTAGTTTCCTGCATTGAAAATGTCACAGCAATATTTTCTAACATGTCTGGAGTAATATTATATTGCTCCAGCATATGTTGGGTCAATGGATATTTTAATTCAGGAAGTGTACTATCCTTTTTAATAAAAAAATTGTTTATATTAAATGTACTGTAGTTCATAATTATATTTTAATTTCATTTGCTATTTCTTTATTATCTTCTATAATGCCATCTGCAACAATTTTTTGTTTATTTTTTAATTCATCAGCAATAAAATCTTGATCAGATTTAATTTCATCAGCAATTATTTGATTATCAGATTTAATTTCATCAGCAACATATATCATCATTAATTTTTCACGATCAGCACCTATTGCTTTAATCCTTTTCTTCGCAGTTGCGGCAATACCATCACCAATAAGTCCAAATGAAATAGCATCAAAATTTTCAAACGGATGTCCACTAATTTCAATATAAAATCTGAAAAGTATATACGAACATAAAATAGTTGTTAAATACCTTCTCCAATTATCTTGAAACCAGAATTTCCAGTTCCATTTTTTAGGTGTATTCTGACTTTGAGCATTACGACCACTTGTTTCTGTTAATCCATAAACAATATATCCAATCACAAAAAACCATAAGTATCCAAGCAGTTGAACAACAGTGTAATCCCCAAACATAATTTCTAATAATTCATTCATAATAATATATGTTTTTCATAAATACTAAAAATTATACAATACTTAATGTACCACCATTAGCAACTGTTAAACAATACTCAGTACCATCAGGTGAACATAATATTATTCCACCACCATTTGTTAAAGATTGTAAATCATTACAAACTTGTAATGTGTTATCAACTTTAACAATTTTATTATCAAATTCACCATAAATCAATGTACAACTTCCATAATTTGCAACATATAATTTTGATGAACCAGTTTCAACACATCCAGCATACGAACCAATATATACATTACATGAACCACTTGAAGCGTAACCAGCATACGAACCAATAGCGACATTACTATTTCCATCAACATTTTGATTTAATGCACCTAAACCCAACGCAACATTATTACAACCACTAATATTAAAACGCAGTGTGCTATTTCCTTGTGCAACATTATTACAACCACATATATTATTACATAATGCAATTGAACCCAATGCAACATTATGACAACCACAAATATTCTTAAATAATGTATTATATCCTTGAGCAATATTATAAGAACCTGCTGTATTATAATATAATGCCTGAGTTCCGCTTGCAATATTATCACAACCAATTGTATTACAATATAATGCTTTACATCCTATTCCAACATTTGTTGAACCAGATATATTATAACATAATGCTTGATATCCAATTGCAATATTACCTTGTCCACAAGTATTAGAATATAATACTTGTGTACCAATTCCAATATTGTTATCTCCAGTCAGGTTATTATACATTACATATTTACCTAAAGCAATATTATTATGAGCAGTAGTACCTGTTTGATGAAATAATGCTCGTTCCCCAATTGATATATTATTATTTCCTATGGTGTTACTATAAAGTGAATATTCTCCTATTGCAATATTACAACCACCACAGGTATTTCCTGCAGATGCTTGAGCACCAAGAGCAACATTACTT